GGACTTGCCGTCCATTGGCAGCTCGCGGCGCCCGTAGATGGAGTTGGCGGCGTGAGCCACCAGATACTCAATCTGCGGGGCGATCTCAGGCACAAGACGCTTGGCCTGTTGCAGGCGCGGGTCATTGACCATCGCCTCATACCGCTTCCTCACATCGTTGTCTTCGCCATCCATCCAAGACAGCTCGGTTTTGGCCAAGGTCTTGAACTGCTGCTCCATTCCCTGACGCTGCGCTCGGAGCTGAAGCTCCTTATACTGCGCCGGGATGTACTTGGTCTGGCGACGACGGGCGTTTCGGAGCATCTCGCGCACCTGCACCTTGGTCCACTCCTTGCCGTCTTCCGCTGTGTAAACAACGTCGTTGGGGCCAAAGTCCTCCGCCTTGAAAAGGATGTCCTCTGCCGACTCGACGAAGCTATCCACCTCTTCCTTCTGTTTCTGAAGGTCTTCGACGGTAGCAATCGACTCGTAGGGGTTATCCTCAACCTTGGCGTCAGGGAGCTGCTGCCGGGCCTGCACAATGGCAGACTCCAGCGCGGCTGCCTTCTCCTCGGCTAGCTTGCGCTTGGCCGTGAGCTCAGCAATCCGCTTGAGCAACCCGCTCTTGCCCTTCTGGGCAAGCTCCGCGATCTCCTCATCTGTGAGGTCCTCAATTTCCTTTGAAAGAACTTCCTTCTGGGGAGCGGCCTCGGCCTTGGGTTCACCCTCTTGCGGGGGCTCCTTGGCTTCGGGCTCCTTCGGAGGAACCGATTCAGGCTCTTTGGAAGCAGCGGGAGGCTGCTTGCCAGTAAGCTTGGCAATACGGGAGGACAGGAAATCCTTGTCCGTCATTGGCTTGTTGGTTTCCACGGCAGGTTTAGCGTCCCCCGCGTCGGACGTTACGACTTCTGACATATTTCATCCGCCATCTTTGCGCCTTGGCGACTGCGATGGGGCGGATGCTAGCATAGCTTTTCCGTACTTGACTTAATTAGTCATCCTCCGCCATTTTGCGCCTGCCCAATGGTGCAAGGCATAGCATTTCGCCTGCTAGGACGCTAGCGGCCCACCGGACTTCCGGCTCCAACAGCCGGAGAATGGCCAATCGGGGGTGTGGCGAAGATGCGGGTTGGAGCCCCGCTTGGGCATCCCTTTATGAGCCCTAAGTCCCTAGAAATCCTTCAGAACAACGAGCACTTCGTTGAGTTCCTAACCTCCCTGCACAACGTCCGGGAGGGCTGGATTGCCCAGCTCCACGACCGGCCCACGGAGACGCTCCAGCAGCTCGCCGGACGCATCTGCGTCATCGACGACATACTGGAGCAGGCCAACTACAAGGCCGTCAAGGAGCGCTGGGACGCCCTTAAGCGCTAAGGCCCTGCGTGCTTACGTCGCCCATCTGGGCGGGAGCCGTACCAATCCGCCCAATCTGGGCGTTCTGCATCTGCTGCATCTGGAATTGGTACTGCTGCATGTACTTGTTGAGCCGGTCTTGGAACGGCTTGTCCTGCTGGAAGCGCTGACCAACGTCCGGCTGCTGCAAATACTGCTGGATGGTCTGCATAGCCACTTGAGCGCCATTCGGACGGGCCCCCACCTCGATGCCAGCGTAAATCTTGGACAGGTCGTCGGTCACCTGCTTGACGATCTGCTGCTGGGCCTCCTCGGCAGGCTGGAGAACGGCATCGGCCAGCACCGGATTGACGGCTGAGGCCATCACTTCCAGCATCCGGTCCATATTGATGCGGCCATTCCGGTCGAATTGGACCAAGCTCACAAACTGATTGAGCTGGGTTTCGAGGTTTTCTGGGTCAGCGGCCAGCACATCGTAGTTGACCACGATGTCGAAGTTCTCGTTCGGGTCGCCACGGCTGAAGCGCTGGGGATCGGACACGCCCGTGACGCGGAAGAACACCTGCTCGGGGCCAAAACGCTGGTAGCACTTGAAGGCCAGCCGGATGACATCCCGAACGTGGTGCAAAAACTTGTCCACGAAGTGCTGCTGACGGATGCGGGACATCGGATTCTCGTGATCCAGCCCCATCATCGTGTTCGCCTGCTGGAGCATCGTCTGTTCCAGCTCCACGCTACCCGGGTTGTACGGGGGCGTAGGCCCAAACTGAATCTCACCCATCCGCCGATAGGGGATGCGGGCCGCCGGGCCGTAGTCCGTGGGCGGCTGACCCGTCACGGGGTAGAGCAGGGGCGGGATGGTCGCCATACTGTTGCGGTCGGAACGGCTGTCCCGCTCGCCCTTGATGGCCCATTGCAGGCCACGCAGCATTTCCGGCACCGTCGCCAGCTCGTACAGGCGCTTGTTGTCCTCAAACAGCTTGGTGACGACAAAGGGATAGTCGTCGTAGCCGTTCAGAAGCTCAAACTTGGCATACTTGGGCTCACCATCCCGCCCCGTCCACTTCTGGTTGAACACCGTGCAGTAGATGCCCTGCGAGCCATCCTCCCGCTTCACCATCCGCTGGTAGGCATAGATGACCTCGTACAGCTCGTTGGTCATCTGCTGAGCCGAGCGATTGGTCTCCGTGTTGGTACGGGGGTCGGTGAGGTCGATGGAGACGGGCTGTTGGGCCATCACGTTGTCCACCCAGTCGGAGTCCCAGCCCTCCGTCGCCACCTTGTTCTCAAGCTGCTGGGCCGACATCAGGACGCGCAGGAAGCAATACGGGGCCTTCTGGTAGTCGGTGGTGTAGGCCGGGAAGAACACATCTCCGTCAGGGGCTAGGGCGTTCACCACCGGGCCATTCACCGACTGACGCACCACAGACAACTCCGTCGTGCCAGTCTTACGCAGCTCCTTCACCGCCACCTTGGCCTGCTTCTCCGTGACGCCCTTAAACTGCTGGGTGAGCAGGATGGCAATCTGGTCGTCCACCTTGCCCTCGACGATCATATTCGCCAAGTCGGGGCTGGCCTGAGCAATCTGCGCCAGCTCCACCCGCTGACGGAACGTGCGGTCCTCCTTCTGCCACCCCACGTAGCTCACCATAATGCCACGCTCAAAGAGGTAGTTGGCCCCCAGCTCCATCTGGCGCTTGAAGTCAGGGATGTACGCCGCCACCATCCACTTCAGGAAGGCAGAGGTAACCCGAGCCCGCTGAAGGTCGCCCAGCTCTACCGGGTAGGCGCGGATGTTTGCCCGCGACAGCGCCGACATACACAGCGCAACGTAAGTGTTGATAAACTGGTCAATGAGGGGCACCTCCGTGTCCGAGGCTCCTTCAAAGGGGAAGGCGTCCGGGCCCCACTTACGCAGGTCTTTTGCTTTGTTCGGCCAGATGTTGCGTCGGTAGTCATAGCTGTCGCGGGTGGACGACAGATACCACGCCAAATCGTTCACCGTGCGGTCGTAGGCATTCTTCAGCGCAAGCACGTCGGGCTTGGCGCTTACATACGTCAAGGCCTCTTGAGTGTCATTTTCCATAGGAATACCTGCGCTTAATGTCTACGATGATGCGATTAGAGAAACCCTTGCCCACCCCAAGCTTGTCGCCCAGCAGCTCAGGGGAGACTGGCTGGTAGCAGGCTGACAACGCTCGCGTCAGGATTTCAAAGCCCAACAGCCGGTCCACCTGCTCAGCCTGCCACTCAGGGCAAAGTGACAGGTCACTTTCCTCCGAGGGTTTCGTGCCGGTAGGTTTTGCCGCCATTGGCGTCTTCGATGACATCTACGTTGATTAGCTTGCCCACCAGCCTATCACACCAGCTCGGTTTCACGGCCACCAACACCTTGTCCCCAAGGCCTGTCTCAGGGATGCAGTAAATCCAATGGGGGTTGGGCGCCGCCTTGACGGCCCGCAAGCGGATGCGCTTGGGCACGGCCAAGGGTACGGCCACAGCCAAGCGCACCTTCTCCGCCCCCTCCTGAGTGAACCACTTCTTGCCTTGGATGGTGGTGTGCTCTTCGTCGGAGAGCTTCTCGTCTCGAATGCGGGCCAGCTCAAAACGGCTAATCTTGAGCTCATCCGCAAGGTCCTTGAAGGACACTAGGTTAGTAGAATGCATTCTTAGGGCGGGTTATGGCCATCTGGCCGGGTGAAATGTGCCGGATGTCGGCTATGGCAGCATATCGAAGGACATCCACTGGGTCCTTCCACGCTTCGTCCAGCCCGCCTTCAGCCGTGTACTCCTGAATGGCTGTGATGATGTTCTGGCAGCGATTGCTGATGTAGATGCGGGGCCGGTTGATGCTATCCATCGGCTTCTTCCGGTCGTAGGCCATCTTGGTTTGCAGGGCCTGAAGCCCATCCTCGATGTCCAGCCCCGGGGCTGGCACAAACACCAGTCCGTTGTCGCCCAAGTCCTCAATGATGGACGAGGCGCCGTTCTGAGTCTGATATTTCTGGGCTCCTAGGCGCGGGTCGATGAGACGCTCAAGAGGCTTCAGTCCCAAGTCCTGCTCAATCTGGCCAATCAGAGCCACGTAGTCGCCTATGCCATACCCCAATCCCTTGGCACCGGGGCCGTTCATCCACTTCCCGCCCCGCATCTCGGCCCATTCCCCCACGTTGATGTCCGGCCACTCGGCTACCACGTACCAAGTGTCGCTGGGATCGACCACAATCCAGCACATAAACCAGTTTTTGCGCCCCGCCGGGTCCAGCACCATAAAGTGGGTGCAGTCCTTCTTGGGCACCTTCTCCGGTTCAATGACGTTCACCTCAATGGAGAAGCCCGGGAAGCGTGTCGTGAGCGTCTTGGTGGGCACGCCATAGGCCGCAGTGAGCGTGTAGGCGTCGTCACCCTTGGCCCGACATTGCTCTGCAATGCTCTCGTAGCCAGACCAAGGGTTGTCCTTGCTGTGGAAGTAGACGATGCCCGTGTTCTTGGGCTCGTTCTCCTGATGGTAGGGCACCTCCACGTTCCGTAGCAGCTCGGCCCGCCTCGACTCAACAGTTTTGGCCCCGTCCAAGTAGTAGCGCACCGTCTCCGTCGTGCCGTCCTTGGGGGTGAACGTCAGCAGGAGCTTGGACCCACGGGTGGCCAGACGCAGGTAGAGCCGGTCCAGCATCTCCATCCCCATCAGGTATTCGTCGCACCACGCCCCAACGTTCGTCCACTTGGGGCTCAAGCTCCCAAGCTCCATACCCTCAAGGATGGTTTGGTTCTGCTGATACTGGCTGTACGTCTTGAAGATGATGCGGCTGCGGTTGGGCAGCACCAAGCTGTTCCCCGCAAAGCCATTCTGCATCGAATAGCTGATGTAGTGGGTTTCCTCCGTGGCCTTCTTCTTCAGCTCCACCGGCAGGTAGGTGTAGACGGCACTCTGCTGCACCAGAATGGACGTTTCCTGATTCTGGCTGAAGCAATACAGGAGGCTCTCCTCGTTCTCCAGCGCCGCCCTCACCACCGTCTTGGCCCCAAACATTGTCTTGCCGCTACGGTTGGCTCCGAGCAACAGGAGCGTCTTACGCCTAGCCATCACCTCCTCCGCCTTCTTCCAATGGGGTAGGTCCCACCCATAGCGGTAGGGGTCGCGTCTGCTATTCGCAATGGCCGAATGGTAGACATCGTGAAGCCTCAGCACCTCTTCCGGCTTCATTGCCGCAAGCTCCTCGCTAGAGGGCGGCCTCAGCACCTTGTGGGGTTCCCAGACTATGGCCATATGCTAAGCAACCCTACTTGCTTGTCGTATCTCCAGCTTCCAGCGCCAGAAGCCTATGGTGCAGGACCAGTAGCCACCCCCCGTAAAGGAATACTGGCCGTAGTGGCGCCTGCCCGTAGACACATCCGTCCACGACGAAGTGACTATCGCCTTGGTAATCCAAATGCCAAGGCTAGGCCTGTTGCAGGGAAGCCAAGAGACTCTCATAGTTGGATGAAAAAACTACCCTGCTTTTTCAACATTCCTCCACCGGCTTAGCCACCACCTCAATGCTGCCAGCCTTTAGCTTGGCCTTGGCCTCCTCAATCGCCTTCATCGCATCCTCAAGGCTGGGAGCTCCACTCCTGTGCTCCACCGTCACCTTGTTCCCCTCCGTAGCCATAAAGAACTTATCGGCATAGATGCCGTAGCTCATAGCCAAGTCCCTGATGTTCACACGTTTAAGGGCTCCCTCGTCCTCCGCCAACATCTTCATCTTCTCCTGCTGGAGCATCCTAGCCCCCTCAATCAGCTCCATCGCATCCTGCGCCACAATCTCCTTCCGCTTCTCTATCAAGCCCTTATGCCGAGCCCGCAGGCCCACCAGCGTGTACCAATCCACCCCCTCGTCACGCACAATGCTCTTCCAGCTCTTCCCCTCAGCCATCAACTCCAACAACCTAGCCGCCCGCTCAGGCTGACGCGCCTCAATGCTACGGCCATTCTCCCCAGCCGCCACTATGGCCTTGGCCACTTCCTTCCTAATGGCAGCTCGTTCACTCATACCCCTGTGTAGAAAATACTGCCCAGTTTTGTCAACATCCACATCCATAAATCATAAATGGAATCTTTCTACGAAACCAGCGTAACTTTTGGTGCCTTCCCCCCGTCCCCTACTCCTTTCAATCCCCGGGGAACCCACAGGAACTCCTTCCGTTACCGGGCGACTGTGTAAATTTTTTTGAACCGACTGGGTGGACCCAATGGTATGGACGCCCCGAAGGGGCGTGCAGCCCCCTCCCCCCCACCTACTGAACGAGCACCTTGGGAGGGAACAGGTGATTACTGCGAGCCTCTGGCTCGCTCTAGATTCGTGGGCAACAAAAAAGCCCTAGGGGTGAGCCTAGGGCTTGCGTGTGCGAGGGATATGTGAGGGCTAACCTATTGCTGTGAGTCCTCGTGTTCCTTTTTGGGCTTGGGTCTGGTGGGCTTGTCAGGCCCGCCGTAGAGGATGAGGTAGAGCAGAACGCTACACATGGTGAATAGGGCTGCTAGGGCGCCGAGGGCGAAGTCGGCAAAGCCGCCGAGTAGGTTGTGCTTCATTGGTTGAACAGGTCGTTGTACGACGCGGCGGCGTGATGGGTGCTGCCGTTGGTGCGCTCGATGGACCCGTAGTATTCCTTGGCGCTGCGCCAGTTGGTGGACTGAGGCGCAACGTACACCCTCTCCTTCTTGGTGAAGTTGGAGATGGACAAGGGACGGTGGGGCTTGCGGGTGGACCACTCAAGGGCGGTGAAGTCCTTGACTGGGGATGAATCGAGGGGTGTGGCGCAAGCTACGGCTTCCCTAGTGGTGCCGAATGCGTAGCCATAGCCCGGGATGCGGGCTGAGACTAGATTGGCTTGGTCGTCCTTGACGATGGTGAGGCGGCGAGCCTTGGCATCGAGAAGGGCGAAGGCGAAGTAGCCTTCGATGGAGGCAAGGCCTGCCGTGCCCTTGTCCTGCATAGCTCGGAGCAGGAGCTCTGAGTCGCAGGTGGTGGACGAGTTCTTGTAGTGGTCGGACTCGACGATGCCGTTGTGGACGAGAGCTTGCTCTACGTCTAGCATTGGATGCGTGTTGTCGAGGGACTTGCCACAAGTGGCCTTGCGTCCGTGGATGATGAGGGCGGAGCCATCGGAGGGCTCGTTGTAGCCCACTTGGTCGTGCCAGCCTTCCGACCAGTCGGTTAGGCGATTGGTGAGGAGTGGGTTGGATGAGCGGATGTGGGCGAGCTTGCCAGAGCGTGAAATCCACGCTGCGCCGAAGCCATCGCGTTCGCCAGTGCGCTCGAAATAGCGCCAAGCGTGGCGGATGATGGAGTTACGCTGGGAGGGCTTGTGGCCCGTGAGGAAGAGAAGCTTACACATTGTAGTGAT